CTTCGGAGCCGCCCTCCCCTACCGTCCGTCAGAACGGGGGACGCTTACGGTCGAAGTCCTCGCGCGTCTTCGCCTTATGGCATGCCTTGCACAGCACCTGCACGTTCGACTCGATGTCCTCGCCACCCTTAGCAAGGGGAACGATGTGATCAATGTCCACACCACTCGCAAGGAACTGACCAGGGCATCGAGCACAGCGCACATACTCACCGCGCTTCATCGCAGCACGAACAGCGCGCCTCAGCTTTGCCGCAGCGTTGTTGCCACGCGCAATAGCAGCACGCCGCTTAGCGTGACTCTTGATGCTGCGCCGTGCCGTGTAGTCAGCGTGGTGCAACTGGCAACGCCCGGCATGGGTCGCCCAATCCCTACAGTCAAGGCACCGTGTACGCATGGGGTAAGCCTCCGGCGATACAATCAGCGCATGACTGAGAAGGTGTGCAGTAAGTGCGGCAAGAGTTCGCCCGACGTGAAGTTCCCCAGCAAGGGGCGCACGTGCAATAGCTGTATCGCAGCGAACTCGAATGCCAAACGGAAAGCCCGCGTAGAAGCGGGCGAATACGTTCGGCAAGAGTTCGCTATCAGCATCGGGCTCACGCATGCCGAGTATCTGGCTATCCAGGAACAGCCGTGCGGTATCTGCGGCAAGCAACCCACCGAAGCGGAGCCGAGCACTGCGTATCAGAACCGACGCACTAAGAACGTGGTCGGCGCCATCTGCCGCAAGTGCAGCACCGCGATGGGCATGTTCGACCACAACCTAGTGCGCGTGCTCCGTGCCGCTGAGTACCTGAGCGACTAGGCCAACCTACTCACGTGAGTAGGCTGGAGTGGGAGCCTCCCGACGGATTCGAACCGCCGACCCCCTGATTACGAAACAGGCGCTCTAACCAACTGAGCTAGGGAGGCATTCGGAGCTACTCGCAGCCGCTTTCGCCCGGTGACTAGCCGGGTTACTTGGGGCCGGTTTCACTCCGGGTGGAACATCGGCCAACCGGTCAAGGTCAGTGGTGATCCCACCCTGCGTGCCGCTCGATGGACTCGAACCACCGACTTCCCCAGTCACCAATGGGCCCATGGCGGGGGCGCTCTGCCAACTGAGCTAGAGCGGCATGGGCTTCGCCGGTTCATGGTCCCGTTTCCGGATCCGTCCGGCGAAGCCTGCCGGTGCTCAACCCTGGGAGAGATCAGGGGAGCTACCGGCCAACGAGGGGCGCACTCAGTCCGCCGTATGCGTTCCGCTACTAGATGCGCGGTGCGTTTCCCTCTACCTATATGAAGGGAGTCGGTGACCTGCTGACAGCGGGCTCAGCGCCGGGTGTGACGTTGCGACGATGGGACGTCGAATCTGGATTGCCTATAGAGATGTCTTATGTGAATCCAGAAAATAGGTAACAACGTCACAGCATCACGCATGGCTGGTCGGAGGCTTGCCGCTGTGCGCTGCCGTGACGAAGGAACATGTAGTTAGGCTAACTAAGTATCGCGAGACACGAAGATGGGCCGAACCCCGGGGGAGTCCGGCCCTTCTCGCTGCCTCAGGAAGGGGCCTGTGCGCCCGTCTCCCGGCCTTACTCGTCGCCGTCGTCGTCCTGGTCGTCGTCGTCCGTCTGAGGCCGCGCAAACTCGATCGTGGCGCGCTGCTCGATGGGCGTCGACTTGCCCTTGCCCGCTGTGGACTTGCGAACCGTGATCTTGTCGACGAAGAGCGCCACGAACTCCCGCCGGTCGCTGACGTCTGCCTTGCCCCACCACGAGTCCGGCCCAGTCGGGTCGGCGTCCGGGTCTTCGGGGAACCACGAGTCGATCGGCAGGATCGGCGCGTCTCCCGCTGCCAGCTCGGCGAGCCTCTCTTCCGCGCCCTGAAGCCGGAGCTGCAACGTGGCTTCCTGCTTACGGAAGTGCTTCCGGCCGACGGGCCCGCTGTAGCTGCCCTCTGCGCGGTCCTCAAACAGCTCTTCCAGGGCGCTCAGCGCGTCGGCGCGCTCAGCAACCAGGGAGGCGCGCTCTCCGGCCTTCTCCGGCGATTCTGTGAGCTTGCCGAATCGGCGCGCTGCCTCCCACAGCATGGCGAGGGTCTCTTCGTCGCCCTCGGCGTGGCGGATCCGGTTGAAGATTCGCTCAGCTACGAACTTGTCCAGCGCCGCCTGAGAGACGTTGCATTCGCCGCTGTGCCATCCCGGGGTGTCGACCGGCAGTACCTTCTTCCGGCGGCAGCGATAGGAGTCCTTGACCGGGTTCTCGTCCTTCTTCGACGTCATGACGGCGCCGCACTCGCAGTACAGCCGATCCATGGCGCTGAGTACTGCCTGCCCGCGGGAAAGCCCCTTGCCGCGCCCACGGCCGTCGAGCCACGCTTGCAGCTCGTGCCATTCGGCGGGCGGGATGATCGGGCCACAGTCGAGCATGACCGGCCGGAGCGTGATCGGGTCGCGCTGAATTCGGTAGCCCTCGATCGTGCTCGTCCGGGTGCCGTCGGCTTTCTTCTTGTAGATGACTTCCGCGGCGTATCCGGCGACGCGCGGGTCACGAAGGATCCGCTTTACGGTCGCCGGGTCCCACGTGCTGTCCGCGGTGCGCTTGCCCATTGTGGCGCCCCGGGTGGGCACGCCGTCGCGCTCCATTCGCTTGCACAGGCCCGTGATGCTTCCCGGGTGCTCTTTCCCCTCGCCCGGCTTGAAGGGGGTGTCTTTGTGCGCCTTGATCTCCGACCACCACCACCGAATAACGTCCGGCTCGTAGTCGAAGGGGCCGGTAAGGCGCGTGTCTTCGTGGGCGAGTTTCTGAATTACGATTGTGCTCGTTTTGCCGTTGCGCGTGATCTCGACCGGCGTGGGCACGAGCTTGAATCCGTAGGGCGCTTTCCCGCCGACATACCCGCCCAGTTCGCGCGCAAGATTCTTCGTGTCGACGATCTTCGCGCTTTTCGTGGCGCTCTCTTTGTGCGCTTGATCCAACCGCATGATGAGGTGGATGAGATCCATAACGTTTCCCTTGCGGAAAACGCCCTCCATCACAGACACGATTGTGACGCCCAGCGCGAGCAACTCCGAGACGATCGGAATTGCGTCCATGACGTCGAGCCGCGAGAAGCGCGACACGTCGTACACGATCAGGACGTTCAGGCGCCCTAGGCGGCACTCGTTCAGGATGCGTTCGAACTCCGGGCGCTCCGCCGTCCCGAACGCCGACGTGCCGGGGGCTTCGCTGAAGTGACCGAGGAACGTGAACGGGATTCCGTCGCGCGTTGCTTCTCGCCGAAGGTCATCCGCCTTCAGCTCGTTGGCGCTACGCTGAGTTGCCGGACTAGCGCCGCTGTAGTTCTCGCGCTCGCGCGACTGCCTGTCGTAGGCGCCTGCCAACAAGTCCACGCCGGTCACAACCCCTTGTGTCATGGGGCGACCCTACGCCCCCAACTGTGAGAACTCAAAGGTTACCCCAGTTGGGGGAGTACTATGCGGAACCCGCGTTGACCTGCGAGTATGCCCGGCATGGTCGACCTTGAGTACAGGATCACGGACGTCAGCGGCAGGCGCACAGTCGCGTGTGCCGACACAGCCGCATCGGTCGTCCTGGGCGTGGTCGGTGAGCTGTGCAGCACGTACCCGATCGACGCCCTCGCCGAAGTGATGACGAACGTCGGCGCCCCGCTGTGGCGAGAGATCACTACGGACGGTAGGCAGGCGCTCAGCGAGGGCCGGACGTGGGAGCACCGAAGCGCAACGATCTTCGTGCGCATGAAACCGGCCATGGCCGGGAAGGCACCCCACCATGTATGACGCAGTCGAACTAGCACGTGACCTGAGCGCCCCTGAAGCCGTCCGAATGCAGCAGGAACAGGCAGCCAAACTGCGGGCGATGAAGGAAGCCGACTACGGGCGCTGCATAGGCATTCGACACGCCGGACACGGCCGCTACGTGGTCTTCGTCGGCATGCAGGACGGCGCCCCGCTCAATGAGTGGCCCCGGATGAGAGACGAGAAAAAGCCCCGGCGTACCCCTCGAAAGAGGTAGCCGGGGCTTCGCTGTGTCGGCGCCTAGTAGGGGCCGTACATGGGCGTCGTGTGCCCTTCCCAGGGCGATTGCTTCGGCGCCGTGAAGCCATACCAATGCTTCGGCACGAGCGCCTTCTTCGTGGGGCTGGACTCCCACTTCTTCCACTTCTCGGCACAGCCGATCAGCCACTCATGCGCGCCTTCACGGGTCGGCCACTCCAGCGTGCGCAAGACCTTCGGCTTCCCCCTGCCCTGGGACGCCGGAAGGGCGCAGTAGTCGCCAACCCACTCGTCGAAGATCGCAAAGGGCGCCTTCTCGCGCCGCTCCCACGTGCCGTCCGGCTTCCGCCGAATCGAGCGTTGAATGATCCTGTAGCGCTTCACACCCGCTCCCTGTTCGCGTCGTAAGGCTCGTACTCGCCGAACATGAGCGGCACCCGGCCCCACATCCGGTAGCAGCGCGCGAGCCACGCATTCGCGCCCTCCGATGTCTGCCATTCCAGCGGCAGACGCTCAGGGCCGGACGGCAGCGTGCAGTACCCCTCTAGTTCTTGATCAAGAATTACCCACGGTCGGGCTTCCCGGGGCCGTAGGGCTTCGTCTGTTCTCGTGACCTCTTGCCGCCAGTCCGGCGGGCGCTGAGTGATCCGGTATCGACGCATGAGGGCAACGGTAGCGAGCTTCACTCAGTTGGGGGAGAGCGTTACGAAAATCCCACCCGCTTGGGCTTCCCATGAGCGCCCGTGTTCGACTTCAAACCTTCCATCGGTCACGAGTTGCATTCGAAGCGGCGCGACCGTGTTCAACAGGATGTGCGCGAGCGTCGCTGTGTCTTCATCCCGGTACGCCTTCCGGACGGCAGCCGTCAGTGCTTCGGCAGCAGTGTCGACGGTCGCCACGTCCTTGCTGTCCCCGCCGTGATCTTCAATGACCCATGAAATGCGCATGCCGTCAGCGTATCCGCGCACGGAAAAGCCCCGCCCAGTCACGGGACTGAACGGGGCTCCGACCCTGGGGCGCCTTTGGTGGTTCTGGCACACGCCCCGGGCCTCTTCCAGGCCAAACCTTCGACAGACTCCGAAGGCGAAGAGCCCCGGTCGTGATCAAACCGACCGGGGCCCGTTCCGTCCCGCGAAAGCGTCCAATCGCGAGCCCGGCTCCGCTGGTGTTGGGTGGACGACGCTGACGGGCTTCCGACCCGGCGCCGCATGTCCTCACAGCGGGGAACGGCGCGAGCATACGCCGAAAGCCCCGTACCCACCGCCGTAGTGGCAGCGGGTACGGGGCTCGTGGTATGGGCGCTCAGACGGTCAGTTCAGCGTCTAGCTGGGCGAACTTCTTGCGCACGGTGGCCGGGTGACGTCCGGCGGCAGCAGCAACCTCGATCGGGTTCAGCTTGTGCCGCCACCCTTGCTCGATGATCTTGTTCGCCTCAGCGTTCGGCAGGCGCTTCGGCTCGTCGTCGGCAACGGGTTCCGGCTCCGGCTCCGGCTCCGGCTCCGGAAGCTCGTCCTGAACCGGCTCAGGCGCCTTCTCCGGCTCCGGCACGGGCTCAGGCTCCGGGGCGACCGGCGCGGGCTCCGCGGGCTTCTCAGGGGCGCTCAGCGCTTCCCGCTCAGCCTCAGCGAGCGCCGCCATGTAGATCGGCCCGACTTCCGCCAGCAGCATGACGAGAAGGGGCGCAATCAAGTGGACTGCTACGCCGACCCAGTCACGGCGCTCGATGCTCAGCCACACGTTCAGGAACACGGAGCTGAGGCCGGTTGCCCACCGGAAGGCAGTCGGCCACGCGCCCAGCTTCGTGACACCGTGCTTCGCGAGCGTGCCTTCCGCGCTCAGCGCCATGATGAACGCCGCGTCGACGATCAAGCCCAGCACCCAGCCGGACCACTGCCACTCGCTGTGCGCCTGTACGAAAGGCGTCGTCGTCATGAGGCTGTAGAACACAAGCCCCACGATCAGGAACCAGCGTCCCCCGGTCAGCACGCGACGAGATCTCTTGATTGCTCTCGTGTCCAACGCCCTTACTCCTTCGCGTAGTTGGTTGCGAAGGACAGGAAGGGAGTCGGTGACTCAGCCCAGGGTGCGGAAGGGGTTCCGGCCGAAGACCGGCCCTCCGGTGCGAACGGGCTCCGTGACGACCGGCGCTGACGTCACCGGCTCTTCGGTCACGATCGGCTCAGGCTCAGCGGCGGGTTCATCCGCGGGAGTCGACACAACCGGCGGTGTGGTCGGCAGGTGGAACCAAGGCTTGTCCGGGTCGGTGATCACGTTCGGCGCCGACACGACGTCGCTGTACGCATCGGTACTCGGCGGACCGGTGTAGCCAGGGCCGGGGAACGGCAGGAGCTTGTCCGGCACGTCTATCGGCAGTTCGGCGAGGGGCAGGCTGGGCTTCATGTCGTCGAGCACCTTGCCGTCGTTGTCGGCGTCTGTGAACGGCCCCTTGCTGCCTGCCTTCGGCTCCGCGGGTGTGGGCTTCGGCGCCGCCTTCGTCCTGGGGCTCGTCGCCGGGTCGCCCTTCTCCGCCGTCCTGGGCGCCGTCGTCGTCGAGCGGGGCGCTGCGGGAGTCGTCGTCACGCTGACGCGCTGTACGTCGTCCTTGGCGGCCTCAGCGGGCTTCTGACCGGCTACCGGCGGCGCGGTAACTGTTCGGGTCGGCTGGGGCAGTGGCGAAGCGTCAGCGGGCTTGCTGGGGCCGGAGAAGACGAGCGCCCCCAGTCCGAAGGCTGCGGCGGCTGAGGCCAGACTTGCCGCGGGAAGAATGATCTTGTTGCGCAAAGCGTCCCCCGTTGGGTGTAGTTGCCGTTTCAACGGCTTGTGTCTCGATGGTGGCATGTGTGGCGCGTGTAAGCGCCATTGAGTTCGTAACGGTCACGAAACAGGAATGAAGTCTTCCGGGTGCACGTACTGACACGCCGTCCACGTGACTGGGTAGGGGACCAACTCCCGTGTTTCCGGCGAGCGGATCCACTCGACGGACGCCACGAGAAGTCCCGTGTCCTTCCGGCGCCCAAGGATGCGGAAGCCGTCGTAGCGGGGGACGGCCGGAGCCGACAGGATGCGGGCGACGAGCCGACCGTGTGCCCTGAAGACCGAACGCAACTCGCTGCACGCGTTGATGAGTTCGTCGGACATGGCGTCCCCCAGTAGCTCGCAGGGAAGCCATCGACGCGCCGGGCCGGACGGGATCCAGACAGACAGCGAGAGTGTGAACGGCACGGCGTGCGGCATGACTTGCCCCCCAGGGTTACGGAACTACAGCTTCCATAGTCGGTTTTCAGACGGTCACTTTCCGTCATTCGTGAGGATGATGTGACCACACCTCCTCAAGTCGTACAACCCTTGACCACCTAAAACCGCCGGATGAGTCTGTTTGCTGGTCGAACGGATGTACGAGGTTACGGCGAGCCACAGACATATGCCAGTGGGTAACGGATCATGTTTCTGACGGTATGTCAGCAAACGCAAAAGCGCCCCAACCTACTCACATGAGTAGGCTGAGGCGCAGAGGTTAGGGAAGGACGTCGTCAAGCCGTCGGCGCAACTCCCGCGCAGCGTCAAGGCTCAGGTGCAGTTGCTCAGTGCACGAGTACCCGGCGGCGCTGAACGTTGCCCGCACGGTCACGGTGGCGTTCCCGTCCCCGTCCTGAGTCGCTGTGGCTCCGGCATCGTTCAGGATCACAGCTCGGTTGTGCTTGCGCTCATGCGGCAAGTTCTTTCCCCTTCTTCAGCAGTGCTCGGATCGTGTCAGCGTCGGCGGCACCCACGTGCTCAGCGATCGGCATGCCGTACGGGTCGGCGTCGTCGAAGATGCGGATGGTCGGCACAGTGGCCACGCGGTGCGCGCGACAGTCGTACGACGTCACGTCCACGTGCTCCGGCTCGACGTCGAACGCCCGGCACGCTTCTCGGAATGCCTTCGCGGTCGAGCGCGCCGGAAACTGTCGTCTCGGAAGATCGATGATCACGGCGTAGATCACTTCTCGTCCGTCTCCCAACAGGTCGTGTGCACGCGGGGAAGGCTGGGCTGAGCCTGCCCGCCCGGCTTCGGAGCCTTCGGCGTCACGCGCTGCGGAGCCTTGGGCGCGACCGGACGCGGAGCCGGAGCCGCAGGGCGAGGGGGCGAATACACAACCGTGCTGTAAGTCGTGCACTCCGTGTCGTCGTCGGTCAACGAACAGCCGGTCAGTGCCATGGCGGCGAGCGCCGTAGCCATCACGGTGGCAGCGCGCTTTCCCTGGGCAAAGTAGTTCGTGGTGACGATCTTCTTCACGCGTCGTCCTTCTCTACGTCTCGGTAGTTCACTCGGGTCGTCCACGCTTCGCGCACCTGGGTTGCGATCAGCGACAGTGCGTCATTCTTCTTTGGCCCGTAGGCAAGCTCCGCGTGCCGGTCACGGTCGAGCCACTCGCTGACCATGTCGTCGAGCACATCGATTGCCGCCGCGTCGAGCGCAAGGAACGGGTTACTCACGTGCGAAGCTCCTTCACGATCCAGTCGGCAAGTACGCAGTCCGCGTACTGGCTCAGGTCGTCGGTGTCGTCTTCGTACGGCTCAGCGCGCACGATGTGGACGTTGTCGGGAACGCCGATCATGTCTCTCCCCACGAGGGGCGCCCCAGCTCACTCACGTGAGTAGGCTGAAGCGCCCCGGTTGCTGGTCGGCTTACGAGAATTCGCGACCGCTGTAACCGGCCCACGATTCACCGCGCGCACGGTCCTTGTTCAGCGCCGCCTGTATGTCGGCCTGCCGCTTCGCTTCCTGGGCACTCCAGTCGCTCAGGCTCGTCGCCGTCGTCGGCTGAGCCTTTGCGGCTTCATCGGCGAGCCACGCTGCCAACTGCCGGGCCTGAGCCGGAGTCATGACGGCACGGTCGGCCGGAATGGCAAGGCTGATCTTCCCCGGCTCGTCCGACTTGACGAAGCCGACGACCCGGCCCTTGTCGCACGCCATGACGGCTTTCGTTTCGGTGGTGACCTTCAGCATTCTCGTTCTCTCCTGTCGCTCGATTTCTTGCGCGAGAATTTTCCTAAGCCATTCGTGCGTCATTCGCACGCGAACAGCTCCATTTGTTCGGGCTTCAGCGCGAAGGGCTCACAGCTCACGGCCGTGACCTTCTCGGGGCGGAAGCACACCTGCCCCTTGTCGGCGCCGACGCGTACGAACTCGTCGGGAACTTCGTACTCCCACACCCGGAACCCGGCGCCGTCGAGCGCTTCGAACCAGTCGGCGAACCAGTCGGTGAGCGCTTCGCGTGTGCTGAACCCGCACCGCTCCCAGAACGAAATCCCGCGAAGGGCTCGATCGGCGTAGGGCGACGGGTGGTCGTAGTCGGCGTGATCCATGCCCATGGCCCAAACGGCGGCGTTCACTTCCCGCGGCAGTACCTCGCTACACGCGTACGGTCCGGCCGGGAAGGACTCATACCGGGCGGACTCGTGGCCGACTCGCCAGACCTTCACGCGCCCACCGCCGTAAGCGCCGCGAGCGCGAGCGTGTAGGACAGTGCCCCGGAAATCATCATCAACAGCAGCAGAATCCAGGTGCTTGGGTGTCGGAACACGACGTCTCTCCTTCGTCGGATTCGGTTCTTGCGTGCGCGGGAAAGGAATCGAACCTTCCTAGGCGGGGTGCCCCCCTATTTCGCCAGCCATGGCAACGGGGGAATCGAACCCCCTGAACGGCTCCAACCGAATACCGGAATCGAACCGGCTTACCGTGTGCCATTCCGCGCTTGCGTGCCCGGGAAGGGAGTCGAACCCTTCGCGCCGTACCGGTTACGACCCGGGCTTGTGGGGGCCGAAGCCCCCGTGTGTCAGGACTGAAGCGCGAGCTTGCGCAGCAGCGGAACCGACTCGGCGAAGGAGTGCGGCACGGTGCTGATCACGTCGCCGTCAGCGTTCCGGGTCGTGAACTCCACGTTGTGGCCGACGCGCTGAGTGGTGATCGTGAAGCCGCTGGGAAGGCGGAAGGTCTGCATGGGGTTTCTCCTGTTCGCTGTCTCTGAAGGCGTAGAAGGGAGTCGGTTACTTGCGCTTCGCGCGTAGGTACTCAGCGGCGCGTATGAGCCGTTCAGCGTCGTCAGCGAACTGTCCTAGTCCCTGATTGCAGTTGGTGCACAGCAGTCCGCGTATGCACTTGCCGCACGTCGTCTTGCCGGGACAGCACGCGTGATCGTGGTCTACGGCAAGCGCGCGCCCGTTGGTTTCAGGGGGTTTTCCACACACGGCGCACCCACCCCCCTGGGATGCAAGCTGCGCGTTGTACGCCGGGACAGTCATTCCGTACTTCCGGCGCAGATACGCGGCCCGCTGCTTTTCAGGGAGCGCAGCTCGACGAGCCTGTTTCCGAACACAGTGGACACACCGTGTGCTCGGGTCGTTGCCGGACGGGTCGTGTGCGAAGTACCGGGTCGGCTTGTCCGTGTGGCACTCCGCGCACGTCTTGCGCTCCGTGATCACTTCCGGCCACCGTTCGAGAGACGCGCAGCGGCAGCAGCCTCAAGCTCCGCGGCGAAGGCGGTAGCTCCGGTAAGGGCGACAGCGGCGGCGTAGCGCTTCGCGAAAGCCTTCCGGCCCTTCGCGCGGTGCGCCTTCGCGTTCGTGTAAGTCATGTCCAGCGCCGCGCACAGGCCTTCCATGTCGCACCCATCGCCCCACCCGAAGTCAGTGGCGCCGCCGATACCGAAGGAGTGGCGGAGCACGTCGCGCTGCGCCTGCCCCATCGAGTCAAGGGTGTCGTTCACGCGCTCGTGCTTCTCGCGGCTGTCGGCCGTGCGCTCGTCACTGGCGTTGCGAAGCTCTTCGATCAGGGCGCCTTCCGTAGCCGTCGACACGGCGGACCGGAGCACGGCCATGGCGTCGAGCACGTACCGGCGCTCAGTCGGGTCGCTGGGGACGCGCACGACGTCCTCAAGGGCTTCGACGGCGGGAAGGGTCGGGTAACCCCAGACGCACGCGCTGAGCGTCTCCGTGAGCGTCTGCGCCGCCTTCTCGTCCTTCGGCACGGTCACGTAGCGCATGAGGACGTGGACGGCTTCAGAGGCAGCGCCCACGCCAACCTTCGGGCGAATCTCGCCGTCGGGCTCGTCGTCGTACGTGGGGAGGAAGTCGGCGAGGGTGGATTCACCGGCTTCGGACGCGCTGACCGGCTTGTCGAGAGACACGTTGCCCTGCCACGCGAGACGGGCGGCTTCGGCACGGTCCGCGCTGAGTCGGCGCCCCTTCGGCGGGATGGTCTGGCACAGCTTCGCCGCTTCGTACGCGTCGCCGTCGGCGGCTTCGATCATGGCCGAGAAGGTCTTCATCGCGTTCTCGTCGACAGCACCGCCACTGTTGCGGGCAGACCGAACTTCGTCCTTCAGCTTGTTCTCGATCGTGGTGAACGCGTAGCGCTCGAACGAGTCGACCGTGCCGTCAGAGAAGCGGCGCAGGGAGTCCCAGACGGCGATGCGAGCGATCTGCACGAATTCCTCGCGGTAGTTCGCGAAGGATGCGCCACCATGGGGTGCGATCCGGCGGGCGGCAATCTCGGCGTGACGCTGAACGCGGGATTCAGTCCACTCGATGACGGCCGTAACGGCGGCGAGGTCGTTGTCCTGGGCGGCGCGAATGGTGTCGATGGTCAGCACGGTGTGGCTCCCTAGGTCGGTGTGATTCCGGAGAAGGGAGTCGGTGACCTAGGGGGCGACGGCGGGCGTCACAACCTGTTCACGGCAAGGTTCCGCGCACGCTGAGGGCATGCGGGGGCGTCCGATCGGACACCGACTCTTGCCGACGGGGGTTGATCAGTTCCGGTCCGTCGTGCACCACGTACATAACCATGTGACTACTCACGTGAGTAGTCACTTGTTTCGCCGTGGCACTAGGGAAGACCGCGCTGAGGGCGCGTCAGTTGTTGAGGATTCGAAGGCGTGACGCCGTCTCATCCTTGAGATGTACGGCAGTGGCATATGCAGGAAGGCCCGTTACCTTCGGTTAACAGGTAACGGGCCTTCGGTCGTACTTTCGAATGACGCCCAACCTACTCACGTGAGTAGGCTGGATCGTTACTTGCGCGTGATCTTCAGACTGAACAGATCACACGTCGGCGCCGTACAGCGACCCCCACGAGCGGCCCCCCAGCTCCGCCTCTGCGACGACCGGCACGCCGAACAAATCCATGGTCATGCAGCGCTCAAACTCGCGCGCTATGTCCTTGACGTCCGACTTCGGGGCGCTGAAGACGATCTCGTCATGGATTGGCAACTTCATGTACTCCAGAAGCCCGGCTTCGCGCATGTTCATCATGGCTTGCCCCAGCACGTCACGCGCCGCGGACTGGCACTGATAGTTCACGACGGCGTACGTCCGGTGCCTGTCCAGCGGAAGCCGACGGCCGGTCACGGACACAGTCACTAGGCCCGTAGCTCGCGCTTCCCGCTGCCACTTCGACGACGCGCGCTTGATCTCCGGAAACACACGGTCGTACTCCCGCACAGCGTGGGCAATCTCAGCCTCAGGTGCGCCGGTCTGCCGGGCAATCGTCGTGATGCCGCCACCGTAGACCTTTCCGAACCCGGCGCCTTTGAAGACCTTTCGGTGACGCTTCGTGGCCCCTTCGCCCTTAATGAGCTGCGCCGTGTACATGTGAATGTCGAAGTCGGAGCCGCCGTTTATGAAGCCGTGTTTCATGCGCTTCACGTCGGCGAGCGCTGCCAGCACGCGCATTTCGATGGCTTGGAAGTCGACGCTTCCCATTACGTGGTCGGGCTTGTCGCCCAGGATTGCCCGGCGGATCATCCAATCGGACGACGGCAGCGTTTGTGCCGCGAAGTCGCCCGTGATCGACATGCGTCCCGTGCGTGCCTGAAGCGTATTCACGGTCGGGTGGATGCGCCCCAGCGGGTCGTGATTCGCCGCGAACTTATCGGCGTACGACGTGACCCATTTCCCTGCGCGCTTCGCCTTCAGGACGGCGTAGGCGAGCGGGTTCGGTTCCCGCGCACCGATGCGGTCCCAATCCCGGTCTAGGTCGGCAAGGGGTAGCAGGACTTCCTTCGATACCTTCAGCGCCCCGCCGTCGGTCGTCTCCGTGAGCGTCTCGCCCATGGCAAGCAGCGCTTCCGAGACCTGGGCGCCGGAGTTGACCGACTGCACGCCCCAACCGGCGGCAATCTCAAGGTACTTCGACTCTTCCTCGCGCAGCATGCGGCGGAGCGTGTCGACATACTCAAGGTCGAGCACGAGCCCCGCGCGCTGCATGTAGGCGCACATGTAGGCAATCTCGTGCTCGTACTCCAGCAGCGCCGGACGGATGCTCAGGCGCGTGTGCTCGGCGTCAAGGCACGGGTTCAGGCGCGCCGTGTAGATCACGTCGAGACCGGCGTACAAGTTGTAAGCCGGGTGCCGAAGGTCGATGCCCGCCCAGCCGGTCCTCTTCGTGAGCCCCAGCGACCGGAAGACTGCCGTAAGGTCGCCCTGGGTGTCCGGCGCCGACGGATCTATGTAGAAGGCGCTCAGCGGCTTCAGGCCGGTCCCTACGCCGCCTTCCTGGGGCTGACGCGGATCGATCAGCGTTGCCTTGATCTTCGTGTCCGTCGTGCGCGGGGCGAGCGACTCCATGGACACGGGCGAATGCGCGTCGAGCACGAGCCAATCGAACGGCGCGTTGTGAATCAGGAAGCGCGGGCAGTGCTTCAGCACATAGTCGGCGGCTTCCTGAAAGCGCCCACCCAGCTCGTAATGGATAACCCACGCTTCATGCGTCGTGCCGAATTGCACTGTGCGGAGCCGGTAACCGGCGGCGTAGATATCGAGCCCGGTCGTTTCCGTGTCGAGCGCAAGTTCCGGCTTCGAGCGCGCCCAGTGCATGAACTCGCGGAGGTCAGCGTCAGTCTCCGGAATGCGGATTGTGACGACGTCCCCGGCCACGGCATGGTGATACGTGATCATGTCTCAACTCCCTTCACTCACTGGCCAGGAAGGGAGTCGGTGACCTGCGCCCCGCGGGCATGAAAAAGCGCCCCAACCTACTCACGTGAGTAAGCTGGGGCGCTTCGCGCTCAGTCCTTCCCGAAGATGCCGGGACCCGCCGGAGCGGCAGGCGCGTCAGCCACCCGCACGCCGATCAGCGCAATACCCGCACGCGTCTTCATCTTCGACACGTTGCGCTCTTCCATGGCGCCGTAGAAGGCCTTACGCGACCAAACCTCCTTGCGCTGGAGTCCCTCGGCCTCACACCAGTCGGTGTAAGCCGTGTACGCCTCAGCGCCCGGCATGATGTGCGAGTCATCAGCGGCTTCCAGGATGCCCGGGAAGAATCCGGCGAGCGCATCGGACGTCGCCCGGTATTCGCGTGTCGCGCTGGAAATGCACTCCGGATCCTTCAGCCCGTTCGCGTACCATTCCACGGCGCCACGCACAGCCCACGCGATAATGCCCGCGGCTTCCGCGCGCAACTTCCGGTCAAGGTCGTAATCGCGCTCGTGCGGCGCGAAATACCGGGTGAACGGAATGAGCTTCACGCGCCGCCAAAGACCCTCGTCCTGGGACTTGAACTTCGGCTTGTGGTTCGTGGCGAGGAGAATCAGGAACGTCGGCGCGAAGGTGAAAAACTCCTGCCGCAGAAAGCGCGCCGTGACCTTGTCCTTACCCGTGACGCGCTTCAGGACGGCTTCCGACATGGGCTTGCCCGACTCACCTTCGGACGCCATGACGAGCCGGGCACCACGAAGCGCAGCGAGGTCGTTCGGAATGCCCCCGCCGCTGCCCTTGTCCTCGAACGTGGCGAAGGGGGTGGTTTTCGTGATCCGGCCGAAGACGTCGGTCAGCGTCTCCGTGAAGACGCTCTTCCCGTTGGCGCCCTTGCCCCAGAGAACGCCGAAGCACTGCTCCGACGTGTTGCCCGTGATGCCGTAGCCGACGAGCCGACGCATGTAGTCCACAAGATCCACGTTGTCCGGGAAGATCTCCGTGAGGAACTGTTCCCAGCGCGGAGCCTTCGCCGTCGGGTCGTACTCCAGCGGCAGAGAGACCGTCAGCATGTCGCCCTTGTCGTGCGCGCGGAGCTTGCCGGTCCGAAGGTCAACGACCCCGTTCGCGAAGCTCAGCAGGTGCGGCTTCGCGTCGAACTCCTCCGCGTCGACGTACACGCTGGGCACGCTGCGAAGCTCCGTCATGAGTGCGTCGATGCGCGTCGTCATTGTGAAGCCGCGGGACTCCGGCAGGCACCCGGCGAGCACGAGCGCAGCCCCCATGGCGTGGATCTCCTGCCGCACCCGCGTGGCCGACTTGACCCAGGTCACGCCGTCCCACACGAAGTAGCCCAACCCGGGGGCGTACTTGATCCGGCCGTCTGTCCACGCCACAAGAGCATGTGCGTTCATCGCGTCCGACTCGCCGTACGTCGTCACAAGGTCGCCCAGGATGCGCGCAGCGTCGGCACCCTGATCACTGGAGATCTGAACGGCGCCGGTCCGCTGAGCGACTTCCGCCTTACGGTGCTGGGCTTCGACCTGGGAACGGTCACGAACGGGACGAGCCGCCTTGACGGCAGCATGCAGGGCCGAAGGGAAGCCCGCCGGGTCACGCTCGCGCCAATCCGTCAGATCGTCGCCGGGCTGGGGGAGAGTCAGCGCGTGAACGTCGATACCGTGGGCGGCAAGCCCCTCGGACAGTCGCAGCGTGAAGGACGTACCGGCCGTGTCGTTGTCGCCGCACACGATGACCTGAACGCCCTTCAGCCCTTCGGCCAGTTCCGCGACAAGCTCCGGGTTGTTGGCCAGGGAAGCGCCCCGGACGGCAACCGCGTCATAGCCGACGGATACGGCGGTGAGCGCGTCGCCCGGTCCCTCAGTGATCAGCATGACCCCGTAACCGGCTTCGCCCCGGAACACGCCGTACGGCGCCCAGCGCTGCCCCTCAGGGTTGCTCAGGCTCAGCCAACGCCCCGGGCACTTCCCGCTGAGGTCACGCCCCTGAGCGCCGCGCGTCACGCCGTCGAAGCCCTTCAGCGGCACCACAAGCCGCGGGTACCGAAGGAACGCGCTCGACAGGAACGCCGGGAAGTTGTCGTCCACCCGTGTCGGCATGCTGGGCGACGACTTCAGCCCCAGCCGGACGGACTCCTCAGGACTCAGGCCGAAGCGCGCACCGGCGTAGGCGGCAGCCTCAGCGGCGAGACTCCGCGACTCCAGCCACATGCGGAGCGCGACCACGTTCGCCGGGCCAACCATCTGCGGTCGCTCCTTCGGCACGGTCGCCCCCTCGCCGGTCGCGTTGAACAGGTCTGCCCAGCGAAGCCCCGCCGACTTGACGACCTGTTCCGGCTTGCACGACGCCCTGCACGTGACGCGAACCTTGTTGTCCTCGCCTCGCCAGATACGCAGCGAAGGCTTGCTGTCGTCGTGCGCCGGGCACAGCGCGATGTACCCGCCGTCGTCGTGCTCCGACACACGAGCGAACTTGCCCAACAGGTCTACGAACTCCATGGAAGATCCCTTCTCTCTGGTTCGAAGGCCTAGAAGGGAGTCGGTGACTCGCGCTTAGGGCCGAACGTCAGCGCCCAGTCGGCAAGCGTCTTCGCGCCCTTGCTGAGGTTGCAGGGAGCACAAGCCGGAAGCATGTTGTGCGCAGCGTCAGCGCCGCCCTTGCTGAGCGGGTGCACGTGGTCGAGATGGGTCGCACGCTCGTCGCAGTAGGCGCAGCGGTATCCCCAGCGGCGCATGATCTCCGTGCGGCTGTATTCCTCATGGGTAACGCCGTACGCCGTGGCCCGGCGCTTCTGGCTCAGCGTGTGGCGCTTGTCCTTCGGGAGCTTGCGGTAATAGTCCTTGATGTACGCCTTCCGGCGCTTGTTCCGGCAGGGCTGGCAAGGGCACTTCGGCTCATGAGGCATGGCGCACGTCCGCCCCACGCGTGACAGCGGTAACGATCGCGTCTGCGTACCGTGCCCAGTCAGCCCGCCCGTTCGCGTCGGCGTACACCCATACGGTGTCGCCTGCCTTCAGAGCGCGAAGGTCGCCCAGCGCCGGAGCCGCTGTGCCACTAATCCCCAGTTCCATTCCAACCTACTCACGTGAGTAGGCTGAGACACGAAAAGCCCCCGTACGAAGCGCATTGCTCCGCCGGGGGCTCCGTGTTTCAGCCGTTCCTTTGGCCGGTCACGTTGCTGCGCAGAAGGCGCACGTGATCCGTCCCTATCCACTCCTCGCGCAACGACTTGCGCTCGTCGAGCCCGCTACGGGATTCCACGCCGGTCGGCTGCACGCGGAGGAACGGAATTCGCTTCCCGTAGGCGTAGCGAATCTCGATCTTCCGAATGATTGCGTCAGCGGCGCGGGTGCCATTCCCGCAGCGAGTCGCGTAGTTGACTAGGTCACCGACGAACAGGGCTTCCCCCGCGTAGTCGGTGACCGTTCCCCGCTTGCTCACCTATCGGTACTCCGGATCGAAGTCGTCGGCCGTCGGCGTTCCGAACCGGCGGGCACGCTGATGAAGGACGGCGCGACGAGCTTCCGGCGGGTACTGCCACAGCGGAGCCCGCACGGCTTCGTCACTCGCGCTCGCCATTACGTGCGCCCATGCTTCCGGCGACGCGGGCTCCATGGCGCTCACTCGGCAATGGCGTCGTTGTACGCCTTCACGATCTTGATGACGGGCTTCGTGTACGACACGAGCTTGTTCCGCATCGGACCCTTCGACGGCGTGTACTCGACGTACTCAAGTTCCAGATGGGCGAGCGCCGTCGTGCCGACACGGTCAAGCCCGTCCATGGCCTCATGGAGCACCGCAGCGAGCGTCCAACTACCCGTCTGGAACTTGAACTTGCCAAGCTCCGGGTCGTCGGCGAGACGGAAGGTCACGGTGATCGAAGGGTTCGGCCCCTGATAGTCCTTCGCTGCCTGCTTGCGCTCAGCGAACAGGGTCGGACAGCCGCAGGGCTCGCCCTTCTTCTCGTCGGGCGACACGAAGTTGATGCCGTCGCAGTGGTGGATCAGCTTGCCGTTCACCCACTGCTTCATGTCGGCGTGGATACCGTCCGGCTCGATGATCACGGGGATCTTCGTGGCGGAGGTGAACACGTCGATGAAGTTCTCAGACGTGGACTCCTCGTTCTCCACGGGTGTGCCGCCGAAGAGCTGGGCGACGGCATCAGACACGGCCTTTTCGCCGGTGCTGAAGCGCCACTCGCTGAGCGCCACGGGGCGCGCCTTCTTGCCGGTCTCGTCCATGTATCCGGAGTGCAGGCGGCCGACCGTGTCATCTGCGTACGTCTCACGCTGCTTGGGCTTGTTCTCGGGGTCGGTCGCCCAAAGGTTGAAACCAGCCATACTAGGGATCTCCCTTGATAGGCGGGCGGGAAGGGTCGGCGCACTCAGCGCTTCCGGCTTCCCGCCCGTCTCGTGGTTCTCTGTCCCCTTTGGTGAAGGGAGTCGGTGACCTGGCACAAAGGGGCATACAAAAGACCCCCCAGCGCCCGTGTAAGGCACTGAGGGGTTCTGTGTGGGGGATTGGGTCAACCGGCCGCTAGTTGCGCGTAGAAGGCGCCACAGCGAGCGACAGAAGGCCAACCGCGCCGACGACGTACGTGCAGTCGATGAAGCCCAGAGCGGGAACGGCGGCGTTGTGGTGGTGCCACAGAGCCAGGTACAGCATGATGCCCAGCGCGCCCACGACCATGCCCAGGACGGCGAGCACGAGCCACACGACGAAGACCTTCAGGAAGTCGAACAAGAGGCACTCTCCTTTACGCGGGTTGCTTACGACTGGAGTGAAGGGAGTCGGTTACCCGCCGCAGCTTCCGCACAGGCCGGAACGCTGGGGATTGCACAGACAGTTGGGGCCGCTCACGCGTCCTCCTTCTCGTCGTCCATAAGGAACCGGGCAAGCCGCTCGACCGCAGCGACCTTCTCCGGGAAGCGCACGCCGTCCTGGTAGCCACGCGAATTCGTCGCCAGTTTCTCGATGTGCTCCGTCGCCGTCTTCAGCGCTTCCTCACGCGTCACTCGCTGTCTCCCGCCAGCTTCAGCGCCGCCCGGTACTTCGCGCGGGCTTCCACGGTTACGTCATGGCGCGCGAGCACCCGTCGCATGCCGTGCTCGATGGCTTCGGCGGCTGTGTCGTAGTCGCCGGGGTATACGTACGTCTCTTCCAGCTTCCGACTCGTGAACAACCCACGCTGCCGTAGCTGCACAGACATCGACATGCCGAACGCCGCCGCCTGCACGCGGAAAAACATGCCCTCAGGGGCACGAACACCAGACACGAAAAACTCCCTTCCTGATCTGTTGAAGACCAGGAAGGGAGTCGGTGACTAGCGAGCCCTCCGCTGAGTGCCGGTGACGAGCTTCCCAGCCTTCTTCGCCATGGGCTTGCCGATGACCTTCCGACTCAGGTCACGATCCCAGTCGAACGTGCCGCGGAGCCGCAGGAACTCAGCGAACACTTCGTCGCCCGTGTCGACCGGCTTGAACGCCCACGTCTCGTCCGTGATGTGCAGGACGGCCGCGCCGTCGAACTCAGGCATGGGTTCCGTCTCGCCGGTCTCGCCGTCGATGACGAAGTCCGCGCGCTGATAGGCAGCCAACTGAAGCGCCACGTCCGGGTAGGTCGCCTTCGACGTCTTCCAGTCGGCCATGAGCAGCACCGGCCTGCCCGAACGATCCGGGGTGACGGCAAAGGAACCGTCCGGCTGTCGGACCGGCACGCCGTCGGCGTCGACTTCCACCCACACGCGAAGCCACACGTCGAACGACCCGGCGTACCCGTATGTGTCCGACCACGCCACGTCCTCAGCGCGTACGAACTCCGGGTTGACGGCTTCGAGGAACTCACGGAAGTGAGTGACGTACGGGGTGAGATCGTCGCGCACCCGGCCGACGTACTCGCCGCGCATGATCCGCTCGAACAGGTCGTGAGCCTCCGACCCGACGTCGGCGCGCACCTTCGTGTACCGGCGAGCGGCACCGCTGAGGTACTGAATGGCGCCGTCCCTGTCGCGCGCTGCCATGTCGGCAACGAAGTCGATGGAGTCGACAGCGAGCGTCGCTGCCATCTTCGCGTTCCACGGCCCTAGGAAATTCTGCTTCGGCAGCATGCCCAGAATCGAGGTCACACCCGGGTGCACTAGGTCGCGCTCGATCGGGTGGACGTAGAAGCGGCTTCCGCCCCTGTAGATAGTGCGAATCTTCGGCACTGTGTGCCCCCTTCAGCGTAGGTGTCTCTACGTGGTTTGAAGGGAGTCGGAGACTGCACAGCGGGGTGTGTGACGTTGCGACGATGGGACGCCGACTTTGGATTGCCTATAGAGATGTCTTATGTGAATTCAGAAAATGAGTAACAACGTCACAGCATCACGCATGGCTGGTCGGCGCTGTATGGCGCTGTGAGGGCGTGACGAAGCCCCGCCGGTACGTGGAGACCCGGCGGGGCTGAAAGGGGCGCTCAGGCCACGCGAGTGACCGCTAGGGACATTCCGGCCTGTGACGCGCCGGACACTGCCATACCCAGATGGTCATACCGCTTGCACGCGTAGACGTATTGCGTCTCGTCTTCGGTGACCAGGTGGACGGCCGGAAGGTACATGCGGAAGGTCACGCCGCCCTCACACGGGCTCGACTCGCGACCGGCAGCGACGCACACGGGCTCACTCACTGCTGCTGCCCTTCCTCGCGCCGCCGACCGAACGTGGTGGTGTCGGCGGGGTCGACGTCCCCCCGCGGCATGCCCAGGGCTTCCCGGCATCGAGCACACGACGGCCCAGCCTCGCCCGTGGGGTACGAAGGTGGGGCGCCGCACGCAGCATCCGTGAGTTCCTCTGCCTTCACGACGGCGTGCGTTTCGTCGTTGTAGAACGTGCGGAATACCCGGTACTCCGGAATCACGGCTTCGCCCCCTTCTCGCGCGCTAGCCGGGCCTTCACGCTGTCGCCCAGCCGCTCGAACGCCGCGGTAACGGCGGGGTCTTCCTTGACCGGCAGTCCCAGCGCCGTCCGGCAGCCGGAGCACGACGGCTCAGCCTTACCGGCAGGGAAGGAAGCCGCTACTCCGCACTCAGCGCTGTAGACGCCGGGTGCCTGCCTTAGCGCGTGCGTCTCGCTGTCGTCGTGTGACTCGACTGTCAGGTACTCACCCATGGTTCCCCCTTCTACGGGCGGCGCCCCCAGGACTGTTCCCAGGGGCGCCACTCAGTGTGTCCGGCTGATTACTCGTCGTCGTCGCTCGTGACCAGGGCACTAAGGTCAAGGTCGAAGTCGTTCGCAGCAGCGCGAATGATGTCGTACAGCGCCGCCTTTGCCTTCCGCTTCTCGTTCGCTGCCTTGACCTTCGCGAAGCGCTTCCCGGCCTTCTCCAACTGAGCCTTGACGGCTTCGAGCGCTTCCTTCGTCTTCTCGGCGTCCGTCTTCTCCTTGACCGGCGCGAGCTTCTCGGCGAGGTAGTCGGCGGGGACTTCACCCTTCAGCTCTTCGATCTTCGCGTCGACTTCCTGAAGCTGAGCTTCCGCGCCCGGATCCGTGGACTCGACCAGGGCTTCCCGCTGCTTCGTGGCGGTCTCGATGGCCTTCACGCGCCGGTCGTAGCGGGCAAGCTCCGTGCGGCCGTAGCGGGGAAGCTCAATCTCGTGCTCTTCGTACAGCGCGCGGATAGCGTCGGCCGGGGTCAGTTCCGCCGGGCACTCCGGGTCATCTGCCTTACCCTCAGCCGCGTACTCCGCGCGAATCTCGGCATTGTCGTCGAGCTTCTTCGTGGCGCCCGGGAAAAGCTCGTCCATGATCGTGCGCGACTGCTCGCGGTCCGGTCCGTCGAAGGACTCCAGCCACTCGACCAGGACGTCAGACATCTTGTTCTGGGACGCGCGGACCATGGACGCGTGTGCCGCGAGACGCTCGACGTCGTCATCGGCGATGCTTTCCTTGGCCTTGTTGTAGATCTCCGACGCGGCGTTCTTCGTGGTCTTCCGGTCGGCCATGAGATCGGGCAGGTTCTTCGCGTCCGGGTTGGGGATGCGGGTGCGCACGTCGAGGATCGTGTGCGCGAGCTTCTCGCCGACGTTGCCCAGCTTCAGGCCAAGGTCAAGCCCCTCGTTGAAGAGCTTCACGCCGTCGGTGACGAGCTTCTTCACGCCGTCGTACTGATAGAAGTCTTCGGCCACTTCGGCGCTCGCGCGGGTGGCAACCTCCGTGGACGGCGCAGCGGCAGCGGGCTTCAGCTCGTCCAACCGGGCCTTCTTCGCGTCGCTGACGGTCTTCCGCAGGGCGTTGCGCTTGTCGGTCGGCAGGGTCTTGATGATTGCCTCAGCCTCCGTGGCGAACTCCGTCACGAACGCCGTGTTCGCGGCGCCCTTGATCTTGTCCACCCAGCCGTGTACGTCGCTGATCAGCGCGTCAACGTCCTGCGTCGGCTCCGGCTTCGCGTCGGTCTTCGGCATGGTGTTCTCTCCCTTGTTGTGCTCCGCATGGATGTGCAGATTCAGGTACTCGCCATTCGCGAACTCGTCGCCACACTCCGGACAGTTCTTGCGGAGGACAGCGGCGGCACGCGCTTCGATGGCACGGTCAGCGGCTTCGGCGTGATCGGCGCCCAGTGCGCGGGCCTTCTCGAACGCGTCGTTGTAAGCGGCGTCAACGGGCGTGATGACTTTCTGAGTGACCGTCAGGCCAAGGCCCGGCACCTGAACCGGCTTTTCGGTCACGATCACGTCGCCGGTCGGCACGACCTTCGAGCAACCGGCGCACAGCTCAAGTTCCGGCTTCTGCTCCATGGCCGGGCCGAACGAGCGGATCGGCGTCTTGAACTTCGTCGGGCAGTAGGCAACGTTCCGGCCGTTGGCGTCAACCTCAGGCTTCAGCGCGTGCAGTGCGCCGTTAGTGCCGACCGGCTGCCCGATACGGATGTCGCCCCGAACGTCCTTCAGCTTCAGCTTCTTAGCGGCCATGGTCCGGCCCCCCGTTTCCTTGTTGTTGTCCTGCGGGGCCGACTCTACGGGCTCCGAGGTAGCAGTGTCCAGCTCACTCACGTGAGTAGGCTGCGCGGCTTCGTCGGCGACCGGCTCCGCGCCTTCCGGCGTGACTGCCACCGTGGCGACCCGCTCAGCTTCCAGACCGTGCGGCAGGCGCTTCGCGGCGGCTTCCGGGGTCATGCTCCATCGGGCGGCAATGAACTCGCCGTTGCGTTCGATGACAGCGACGTGCGTGTACGTGCGGGTGGTCGACGTCCGGGTGAACTTCTCGCCCTTGTACTCCGCCGTGAACTTCATCGTGTCCCCTTCGTCGCCGTCGTCGTCCTGCGTAGCCGACTCTACCAGACTACTCACGTGAGTAGGCACCACTTCGGCAATCTTTTCGGCTTCGTCGGCGGCAGCCTTCTCGGCGACCATGCGCATAGCGGCTTTGTCGCATCGAACGCAGAAGTCGCCGCGAAGGTCACCGTACTCACCCGCGCGGCCGCACAGCGTCTCGTCGTTGCCCACGGTCAGGTGCGTCGCCTTACCGCTGCCGACCGTCATGAGGAACAGGGGCTTTGCCGTGTTGTAGACCTCCGTGCGCTGCATGCCCCTGCCCCTTCGTCGTCGTGTGCTTGCGTAGCTGACTCTAGCCTACTCACGTGAGTAGGCACAACCCGAACACGAGAAAAGCCCCCAGGTTTCCCCGGGGGCTTCCTTGCTAGCGCTTCACGTACCATCCGCCGGTCCGGGCCGGGGCTTCGATCTCTCCGGCTTCGATCCGCGCGTTGTGCTGTTCGCGGGCTTCGGCTTCCGTCGTCGCCGTGTAGACCGTGACCCGCTTCTTGATCGGCCGGTTCGTCTTCGGGTTAATGGCCATGTAGTCAATGAGTCCGATGTTCATTTCGTGCCCTTCCCTCGCTGCGTCCTTACAAGGAAGAGACTACTCACGTGAGTAGGCATGCGCAACCCCTGAACGCGAGTAAAGCCCCCAGGTTTCCCCAGGGGCTTCGCCTCACCGCTGATCGAGTCTCACGTCCCAGTCGGTTCCGGGAAGCCGGGCCAGCCACTTCGCCACGCACGCCCGTGCATCCTGCACAGCAATTCCCGTCTCGTCTTCATCCCAGTACTCGATCATAGTACCCGCGGCGTTCAGCAGGTGCCGCACGACTTCGCGCTTCTGCTCGTTCGTCAGTTCCGGCTTCGCGTTCACGTTCCGCCCCTCCGTTGGAGTCCCAGCCTACTCACGTGAGTAGGCTGGGTCGCGCTCCCTAGTCGTTCAGCGTCTCGACCTGCTCGTGCGGCAGGAAAATCAGCGCGTCCCTGCCCCACCCGATCATCGTGGTGCCCGTGATCATGTCCGTGCTGACCGTCTTCACGTCCGTCAGTCCGGCCTCAGTCACGAGCACATCCCCCAGCGTGACATCCTTCGCGCGCTTGATCATCCCTGCCCCCTTCGTCGTTTACCAACACGGCAGAGACTACTCACGTGAGTAGGCACATGCAACCCCGGAAACGAGAAAATCCCCCTACCGGCCACCCGAAGGCAGTCAGTAGGGGGTGCGGCTCAGCGCCCAGCGCGGGGGAGTAGCAGGCTGTCGACGATCCGGTTCAGATCGTCGAGCGTGCCAGTGTTGGCGATGGTCAGTCGGGCGGCGTAGTCGTCAAGCTCCGTTTCGCTCTTGTGCTTCGCGCCCTCGCCGGTAACTCCAGCGTCCGGCCGGGTCACACGCAGCATGCTGAAGCCCCGGTTCTGAAGCGCAACGACTTCGTTAAGGTACCGGACGTCAGTCACGACGACCGGCAGACCCAGGCGCTCCGCAGCGTCGATCGCCGGGAAGGCGGCGCGGATCCAAAACTCGGGGTCGATCTCGCGGACCGTCTGCCCGACGTGCTGAAGGACGCGCCGCACTTCCGGATACGTGGTCTTCGCGTAGTCCCACCCGACGTCAGCAACCAGCGTCGACAACCTCATGTGCACGCCGTACGACGCCGGAATGACAGGGTCCACGTTCAGCGCCGCACGCTTCAACGGGTCGGCGAACGCAACGCGCTGATAGCCGTAACGCTGCCGGAGCCGGGCGCCCACCGTGTCCTTGCCGGACTGAGCCGGGCCAATGAGTCCGATCGACTTGTAATAGGGCATGCCGTGTCCCTTCGCTGGGTGATCTACACGGCAGGAAGGGAGTCGGTGACTAGACGCCCAGGAAGGAGTGAACGAGCCCCACGACGGCAGCGCCGGGGAAGTCGGGACGCACCGCGCTGATCACGCCGACCACGCCGACGACAACGGCACTGACGATCTTCGGGTGAGCCTTCGCCCAGCCCAGGACGGCGCCCAGGTACGAGCCGCCCGGCTTGCTGTGTTCGCCCATGGTGTTCCTAACTGTGAGTTACGATCTTGGGAAACGCCGGCATGGGGCACACCCGTGTAAAACCGGGCATACCCCACACCGTGTAGCTACGGAGCGTCAGACCTTCGGAACCTTCAGCGCGTCCCACGTGGACTTGCCCGGCCACCCGTCAGCGTCGGCGCCCGTGTAGCCACGCTTCCGCTGCCACTTCGCGTAGCTCTTCCGGTCAGCGTCCGTCCACTGGGGACCCGGACCGTCCTCATACGCGGAGCACCCGACGGCGACGAGCCGCTTGCCCATGGCTGTGACGATCGCACTCCGCGGCTCCCGCTTGAAGAACTCAGCGCCCGGGAACGGCTCGTAGGCCTTCGGTTTGGGCTTCGGCTTGCTGGGGCTCGGCGGCTTCGGCTCGCTGGGCACCGACGGCTTCGGCTCCGCAGGACTGACGTCGGACACGCTGCCGGTCGCCTTCGTGCGGTAACCGAACTTCCCCGCGAACGGATCCGCGCTCACGCTGCCACCCTCGAACGCCGGGTAGCCGTAGCCGTACACGTGCGCGTCACGCCGACGTCGGGTCTTCAGGTACACGCCGTCGCCCTCAGCCCCGCCGGACGTGTTCGTGTTGCCTTCGACGGTCGTGATCGTGTCGGCGTCGTACGCCACGCACAGACCCGTGTGAGTGCCGCCCCCGTTGCCGAAGAACACCTGAGCGCCCACCGCCGGGTACTCGCTGAACCGGCCCTTGTTCTTGAACCAGGACACGCCGACGGCACACGACGCCGACTTCGGGAACAGCGCAGCATGGCCGGACTTGTCGGCAACCCACGCTACGAACGCCGCGCACCATGGGTAGCCGTAGCCATCCCGCGCATAGCCGGGAATGCGACCAAGCCATCGGTTGTACTTCGAATCGTTGACCCAGTGGCCACCCGCGCGGCTTTCCTGTATTCCGACTTCCGCCTTCGCGACGGAAACGAGCTTTGCGATACTCAATGCCTTCTCCGATTCTTGCAGCACAAAGCCCCCCAGTCGCGTTACTGAGGGGCTCAACCTACTCACGTGAGTAGGCTGGATTACGCGTTGGCGATCGTCGTCACAAGCCCGCTAGGTCCGCGGTACTTCAACGCTCCGGCTTCCACGTACAGCACGCCACCACCCGTCGGGTTCGTCGTCGGCACAGTGCCCGCGTTCGCGATTCCCAGCACGCCACTGCCCCCGCCGAATGTGACCGACGTCGAGCCAACCTGAACGCCCGTGCCCGCCGCGTACAGCGTCTCCAGCGTGACGAGCTGACCCGTGGGGGAGACCCTCGTTCGGGTAGCGCCGTCCGACGAGCGCTGAAACTCCACCAGGTTCGCGCCCGTAGTGCCCGACGCTCGGATGATCAGCGCGGGCACGGTCGTGTCCGGCATCCGCAGGTCGACCATTGCCGTCGGGTTGTAGCCAATCGCCGCGCCCATCGACAGGCGACCGTTCCCGGCAAGCTTGAAATCCTCGCGACCCTTCGTGTTCCGAACCGTGATGATGTTGCCGGTCGTACCCTGCACGCCGTCGAGTCGGTCGATCGTCGAGTTGATGAAGATTGCTTGCGCGGCAGTGCCGTCGCCCACAAGGTCAATCGACAGTGCCGCCGCGCCCGCGTCGTCGTCGGTGCCCGGCTTCGCGTGCGTGACCTTGACCGTGCCCGTGTTCGTCTCCTTGCCGCTGATTTGAACGGCAGAGAACCCAGGGTTGTCCGACACGGCGTTGAGCGCTGAGCCCGTGCCGGACGTGGCTGCCATCCAAGCCGTGACAGCGTGGCCGTTCGCCGTGACCGTCGACTTCGACGTGAAGCCGTGTTGCGCCGTGTCCACCCGCAGCGTGCCGGTCACTGTGCCACCCGTAAGGGCGAGCGCTCCGACGTCAGCAGCGTTCAGCGTCACGGCCGAAGTGGTCTTGCCGTTCACTGACGTGATCGAACCGGGATCGCCCTTGTCGCCCTTCAGGGAAACGAGCCACTCAGCCTCCGTGCCGACGAAGCCCTGTTGCACGGCGATCTCGTACGCGCTCGCGCCCACCACAGGCACGTAGTTCGGCGTCATGGGATCGGACGGCGCCACGTCCGCTAGATCCACGCTGCCACCCGGCGTGTCCTGCGGCAGAAGCATCACGTAGGTTCGCGTGCCGGGGACGCCGGTCAGCGACTCCTTAACCGTGTACGCCCAGCCCGTCGGGTTCATGTTCGGCGAATCCGTGGCAGGCAGCAGCACGCCGAGATTTCCCGCTGGGTCAATCATCCGCCCCTGTTCGTCCAATGTGCAGACGACCGAACCGGCAATGAACAGATCGGCTTCCGGGAACGTCAGAAGCGGCGGGCCGGTGAACGTGACCGAACCCTTCAGGGGCCGCTTATCCGGGCCCAGGTACGTCGCCATGACGCGCACCGTGGGAATCAGATCGGGGTTACTCACGTCCGCCCCCAATCAGGTTTTCCACGCGCGCCCGAAGCTCGCCGTTTTCCTTGCGGAGAAGCTCGACGATTCCGATAAGGCGCGCAACTTCGTTTTCCAGCCGGTCAGCGCGAGCCGTCTGTGCTTCAGCTTCCTCGCGCCACGCATCCCGCGCGCCGGTCTTTACCTGCCGGTACACGAGCATGAGAAACAGGCACACGCCGCCCGCAATCTCCGCTGCGCCGACCATGTCACTCAGCCCCATGTGACCGGCCCTCCGTCCGTCGGAGTCAGCACGCCGCCAATGCGCGGGTTGCCGTCCGTGGCCTCTTCCTCGTACGTGTCGGCCGGTACGCCCGTGATCAGCAGAGGATTGCCCATGCCGACAGTCAGCGACTCCCCGCCGAAGTCCTCGCGCTTGTTCACGCGGTACTCGATGGCAAAGCCCTTCCATTCGTTCGCGTCGTCGAAGCTGACCGGCTGGGGGTGCTTCCACGCCCACGTGATCGTGCGCGTGTTGCCCGGCGTTGAAGTGTCGTCGGCCGTCGTGACCGTGATCTCGCGCGTCTTCGTGCCGCTGATCATGTCGCGAAGCCACACCGTGACCGACACATCGAGCGCCGCCGTAGTGCTCTGAGGAATGTGGAACGGGATCAGCAGGATCAGTGTCGGCATGTTCAGGCCGGTCGAGTTGATGACGCCCAGGGTGTGAGTCGTCGAGCCCGCAGTGCCTTCCAGCGACGGCGACTGAAACGAGCCGTACGGCAAGCGCTCATTTACGCTGCCGAGCTTCGGCTTTCGTTCGAGCGCGTCTAGGCGCCGCTTCAACTCCTGTAGCTCCGCCACGAGAGAAGGCGGACGCGCGTTAGCTTGAATCGTCACTGACGAAAACCTCTTTACTAGCGAGTGACAGCGAAATGGTTTCCGTGCCGTTCTCGTCCACGGTCACGTGCCGTTCCGTTAGCACGTAGTCGTCATTGAGCTTCACGTAACCGGCGTCAGCCTTCACGAAGCCGACGGAACCCGGCATGAACTGAGACGGCTGGAAAAGGCCCGGGTACACGGTCAGCGTGGGAATGGCGATAGGCACCCTTCCCGCTGCCGACATCGCCGACGACTTCGGCTGAAGCGCGGCAAGGTTCTTCACGTCGGAGAAGGTCACGACCTGGTCCAGCTTCGGCGTGTCCAGCGTGTTGTCTCGCGTAGCGAACGGCTTTGATCCCTTGCCGTCGTCGGCGCCGAAAGCCCACACCCGCGTAGCCAACTTCGTGCCGTCGTACGTGACCTGAGTGATATCGGCGTTGCTGCGGTGCGTCAGCGTAGGGAACGCGCGCGACAGCCGCGAACGCATACGGATTCGGTTCGCGATACGAGTGCGCGCCGCATTGCGCCAAACCGTCTCGTACCAAAAGTCGAACCCGCTGCCTTCCTCCGCAAGCTCGTCGATTGCCTCCGCCATGTTCTTGAATTCGGCGAAGCCCCAATTGCGCGAACGGAAGTACCCGTGTTCCGTGAGAAGCGACGTGTCAGTACCGATACCCTCGTCGGCCGCAATCTCGAACCAGTCGCGGAGCATCTCTGAGCGTTCCTTGCGCGCCGCGTAGCCGGACCAGCGACCCAGCGATGGGCCCAACCGCGGAACGAATCGCACGAGATACCGCCGGTCGTAGTAGCTATGCCACCCGGAAGCGTTCAGCGTCAGCGTGCCCGCAGCGAGATCGGCAGTAGCTCCCCACAGCAGCCCGCCCCACACGGGTTCACCGTCGGCCGTCGGCACAAGGGCGCTGCGCCCAACCTTCAGCTTCGCCGGGTCGGCAAGATCGAGCGGGATAGTGAGGCTCGCTGACCCTGCGCCATTGAGCGTCTCACTGTAGGAAATGCCGGTGACCGGCAACGTCGCTTCAACGTTGCCGGTACGGGCCTCAACCTGAAGTACTTCGTATTCGGACATAGGCGTACCCCCTACCTATATGAAGGGAGTCGGCAACTAGCTATTCGCCGGGGACTTCGAAAGCTGCGCATTCACGTACAGCGCGGAAATCGTGCCCCCGCCGTCGGCGCCCAGTTCGAGCCCGCCCGTAGTCGTGTACGCAAGCCGCGCCGCATTCACGCCGGACGCGGAACTGTACGACTGCCCGACCACCGTGTAGACGTGCGCCGTCGGCCGCGTGATCGAAGCCGGTACCGACCCGATAGACGACACGAGCCCGTTCGGGGTGAAGCCGGGGGAGAAGTCGACACGGCCGGACAGTTCCCACGCCGCTGAAGACTCGCGCACCCACAACTCGCCCGACGTCGTGACGTTCGTCGAGCCGACCGTGAAGTTCAGCAGCGACACGGCAACCCAAGGGCCGTAGTCCGTCGTGTACCACGTCTGATTAGCGCGCCGCACCCAACGCTGATTTGTGCCGTAGTCGTACAGCGTGAAGCCCGTCGGGAAGCCCGCGGCAGACGGCAGGACACCCGCCCAGTCGACAGCGGCGAACCCGTCGCACAGTGCAGCTTGGTCGGCGTACTGGCCCGTCGTACGCACAGCGGTGAGCGTCCACGTGGCCGACGACTTCGGGACGTCGAGCACGAGCAGCGCTACGGAGTTGTCAGGCCGTGTCGGAACCGTGGGAGCCGCCGCAGGTGTGCCCTGGATAAGCTCGATCGACAGCCCGTTCACGCCCTCAACAGCCGTCGTCGTGAGCCGCGCAATGACCAGATCCTTCCGCGGGTTCAGGTTCGAAGCCGCCGGAACGTTCAGCGTCACGCCGCTCGCCCACGCCCACGTAGCACCGCCGGTTGCGGAGCCGACAAGCACGCTTCCCGCTGCGACAGCCACCGTGCGCGCCACCGTGTCCGACGTGCCTCGAAACTCTTCGGTCGTCCGGAACATGTGCCGGAACGTGCCGCGCGACTGAAGCAGCGCCTGCCACGTCGACAACTCCGAAGCGCCGTACCCCACGCCGTCCTGGAACCATGCAAGGGACGCCATATCAAACCCACCTATCCGACCATGTAAGAGTTGCCGTCGCCGACGTGTACTCGTCCCTACTGCGGAGCCGAAGCCTGTGCTCGCCCGGCCCGAACTCCGGCCACGTCGAGCCCACGCCGATATGCCCGCTCACGTCCGTGCCCGCTGCGTTCGTAACCGTCTGCGCAGCACAGTCAACGATCAGCGTGCCGTCGTAGTCGACGCTGAAGAACCGTCCCGTGACGTCGTCGATCAGCACGGGGGAAGCCGCGTTCTCGATGATGATGAACGGCTGAGCGGCGAACGAGCCGTACTGAGTGAAGCGCGTAACCGGGTCGACCGGCTGAGCGCCCTGAGTGGCAATCGTCCACGGCACCGTAGCCGGAGGAACGAAGCCCGTCGGCGTCACCGTGCGCCGGTAGCTCCGCGCCGTGATCGTGCGGGGCGAGTCAGCGTGAATGTACGGCTGAGTCGCGAACAGCTCAACGACCATGTTGCACGTGCGGTAGGCGAAGCTCAGATCCAGCGGGGCGCTCCGTCGACGCACGCGGGCATTCACGTACGCCGTCCGGTCGCCCGCAATCCCCGGGAACAGGAAACGGAAGGGGCGCTCGTCCCGGCCCGGCATGAACGCCGCCTGAAGGGCGTTCAGGGACGCTGTGAACTCCTCGCGCGTCCGGCCGTAGATCTCCAGCGTCAGCGTGACTGTGCGCCCGCTCAGGTAGTCCTTCCCGGGCCACAAACCATCCCGCTGCACAAGCGCGAGATCGGACGACCGTACATCCGGCAGCGACAAGAGCCCGTCAGCGCCGACGATCGAAATGGCGGAGTCGGGCAGACCCATGACGAGCCCGCCAAACTCACATGTCCAGTCACTCAACTCCGCCACTTCAACACTCCTTCCAGCCTACTCACGTGAGTAGGTTGAGTCGTCACGACGTCCTCAGCGCCCATGCCACCTCACGGCCGATCTGCCACGGGTCGGCGTTCGTCTGAACGTTCACCGTGACTCCGCTGCCGGTGCTCAGCGCGTGATTGGGCCGGACTGTCGAACCATTCGGAAGGAACACTTCCTCGGGGCCGCGCTCACCGACGCGAGTCCAGCCGGAAGCCGGGCCACCCATGGCGCGAATCTTGGGAATCGGATTCGCCGGAAGGTCAATGCTCAGCTTGCCCCAGCCGAGCTTGTTCGGAATGGCGAAGTTCAGCAGGTCGATAACGCCGTTGATGGCACCCTTCGCCGCTGACGTAACAGCCCCAGCAAGCGACGACGCGAAGCCTCCCAGCTTGGAAAGCCCGGACTTGATTCCGTCGATTACCTTGCCGCCGATCGTCCGACCGGCCTGAACGAGTCGCACCGCCGCAGCAACGAGCTTGTTCGGCAGGCTCCGCACGAAGTCGACCACGGCGCCCAGGGCATCCGACGCGAAGTTCTTCACGCTGTTGAACGTGGACTTCGTTGCCGACCAAATCTTGTCCCAGTGCTTGACGATGATCCCCGGGCCGGAGAAGTTGAGGAACAAGTCCTTCAACCAACCGAAGATTTTCTTGACCCAGTCCCAAAGCCACCCGAAGACCTTTTGTGTGTACTTCCACACTGTGTCCCAGTTGGCTACGACGATTGCAACGAGCCCCACAATGGCAGCGATCAGAAGCCCGATCGGGCCCATGGCGATAAGCCACGCGGCAGCCATACGCGCCGCCTGAATCATTGCCTGAGCGCCCATGGCGACCCAGCCGCCGACCACAGTTGCCGCGCTCACGACAGCCGTTGCCGCCGACTTGATCCACCCGCCGACCACCGACCAATGCGCGAGCACCTGAGTTGCCGCTGACGTCGTCGACGTGGAAGCCGTAGTAACCCACGCCGTGACATTCGCTATCGCCGTCTGTGTCGCAGTGACTCCCCATGCGATAAGCGCGGGCATCAGAAGCGTCATGATCAGACCGGCGATCGTGCCGAATATCGTGCTGTGCTGAGAGATGAAACCCGCGGCAGTGGAGAAGGCGCGCCCCACCGTTTCCAGCTTCCCAGCCAAAAGCTGAACGGCGGGAATTACCGTCGCGCCGAGAAAATCAGTGAAGCCCGACTTGAGCGCCCGGGTGAATTGCTTCACGTTCGTGGCGGCATTGTCGTGCATCGTGTCGCCCGCCTTCTTAGCGGCGCCGTCCACCTTGCCCAGCGATGCGACAGCCTCCGACGGGTCGAGCTTCAGAAGGGCATCCTGCATGTCCTCAGCGGTCGTGCCGAAGAGCTTCACAGCGATCGCTGAACGGTCCGCCGGGTCCTTGACTTTCCGGAGCCCGTCGAGCGTCTGGTCAAGCGCCTTCGCTGCCGCCGGGCCACCTTCGGCGATGGCCTTCGTCATGTCCTTACCGGACAAGCCCATTTCCTTGTAGGCGGCGTTCACGTCGTCGCCACCCGCGCGGACGACAATGCCGAACTCCTTCAGCGAGTCGGCCACAAGGTCGGCGTCACGAGCCCCGCCCTTGAGTCCCTGGGACAGCAGACCCATGGCAGCCTTGCCGTCGAGCCCCAGCCCCTTGAACTGCACGCCATACTCGTTGAACGTGTCGAGCAGATCTTCCGCCTTGTTCGCGCCTTCCTGCGTTCCGCGAACGATGATGTCGAACGCTTCGTCAGCATTCTTCGCAAGGCCGGTCTTCAGCATTTGGCCGACGGCGTTAGCGGTAGGCCCGACTTCATCGCCCAGGACCGACGAGACGTCCATAGCCTTCTTCGAAATGTTCGCCATTTCGTCGGCAGTCGCTCCGGCCGGAACAAGCCCTTGCTGCCAAAGAGCCTTGAGTGCTTCGTTAGCGTCGGCCACAGATTCGCCATAACCGGCGGCGTAGACCGATCCGGCCGCTTCGCCCAGGGTCTTTGCCTCAGCGGGGGACGCGCCCAACTGAGCGGCAAGCAGGTCGTTGCCTACTTCCTTCTCCAGCGCAGACGCAATGCCCGCGCCTATACCCAGGGCAATAGCCCCACCCGCAGCGAGCGCAAGCCCCTTCGCCGTCTCGCCGAACGCGCTGACTTCCTCCGACGCTTCATCGAGCGTCTGTGAGAGCTGTTCGGCGTCGCCCATGATCGTGACCTGAATCGGTCTGGACATGGCGCCCCCTTACGTCATTACCGGCGTGCGCCGTTCCCCACCCTGGGCGCTACCGCCCCTGCCACGCGAAGACCGGCGGGCTTCCCGCTTCTCCGCCTCAATGTCCTCAGCCATCCGTTCAACCAACGCGTTAAAGTCGCGCAGCTCCATCGCGCGCACGTCCGACCATGTGAGCCCCCTGAAGTGGCCGATCAGACGTGCGCACGCAATCACGCGTTGGTCGCGGTAGGGTCCGGCTTCGCCTTGCCCTTCAGGTTCAGCTTCAGCGCGCCGACGTCCTCAGGGGTGATCTCCGGGAACTTCCGCTTCATGACGACGTACGCCATGGCGCGGAGCATCGGAGCCCGACGCGTACCGGCCTTGTTCAGCGAGTCGAGCGGGGCGCCCGTGATCTCCTCAATGGCGTCGATCTCGTCGATCGTGAGGGAGTCGAGCTTCAGGTCAAGCGTGAAGTTTTCGGGCAGCACAAACTCAGGCTTCTTCGCGGGCATATCAACTCTCCAGATACTTTGCGACGACGGCGGTAATGCGGCGCTCGTACGTCTCTGCTACGTCAGTGGACTTCCGCGCCATGGCCCGGAACAGGAACCTGTTCGGCTTGATGTTGCGGCGCTTGAAACCGAAGTGAATTGCGGCGGCATAGGGCACGCGAGCCGCTGAGCCTGCCTTGATGACGGCGCCCTTCGCGGATGCCGTTACCTTGATGGACTTGTCGAGCTTGCCGGGCCGGTACCTCTTGTTCGACTTCGAGTCGCGGTGACCGTCGGGGCTTTCGTGTTTCGCCTGAGGGACAAGGACTTCGCCGGATGCCTTATTGGCTTCGCGAACGGCTTTGTTCAGTTCCTTGTCCCTCAGGGTGCGAACGTTCCGCTGAAACTCCCGAAGCCCATCAACCCGGATCGTGTAGGCGGAACGCTGCGCCATTAGCCCTCAGTGCCCGGCTCGACGTACGTTGCCCTGATCGCTGCCGTGCCCGTGCCGGGGTCGAGCACACGGAACGGCAGGTTGTGCACGGTGACTTCGTCCGTGGCCGACTCAGGAGACTCGCCCGTGAACTGAATCGCCGGGCACTCAATCGTCAGCGAGGAAGCCGCCGTGACGCCCGTGAAGGTCACCTTGAACGAGCAAACCTCGCCCGAAATGAACGCGTCATACAGCCCCAGCGAAGCGGCGCTGAACTCACCCTCAAGTGTGCCTTCGTACGTGGGTACAGCGTTCCTAACCGGCTTCTTCTTCAGCTCGTTCGCGCGCAGGAAACGCCGGTCGGTCTTCAGACCCAGTTCGCCGGTAAGTTCCAGCGACGTAGCGTCGAAGGCGACCACGCTGCCGCCACGCCGCAACTCCACAGCGGTGCGCGTCCAGTCGTACGGGAACGCCTCAGCCGGGTACGTGGGCGCGACGATCTGAGCCGGGTTCGTCGTGTGCGTGACGTCCTGGAAGTCGAAGGTAACCGTGAGCTTGACGGCTTCCTCAACTTCGGCCGACAGACTCCACTCAGTGGCCACACAGCCCAGGTGCTTGTAGGCAGCCTTCGTGCCGTCGGTCCCAGGGCGAACCATCTGCGCCGAGAACGACGGAGCCTCCGACACGTCCGACGTCTCAAGAACAGTCGTCTTCACGCCGCCCGTATCGGTAACCGTGACCTTGTCGAACGCTGCGCTGAGAAGGGAACCGGCGCCGGAGTCGAGAAGGTCGATCTCAAGCTCACCTTCCCCGCCCATGTTGACGATGTTCCGCCGGTCAGCGCGAGCCGTCTGCATACCGGCGCGGAAGCCGACAGACTCAATGAACTCACGCGTCGTCTTCCAGCTGTCGGCCTGCCCCTCGTAGCCTTCGACCACCGCGGACAGGGTGCCGTATGTGTCCTCACGGCCAATGCCAATGCTTGCGTCAAGCGCCATGCGTGCGCCCCCTTCTATTGGTAGACGCGCCCACGAACACGGACGCGAACAGTTAGCGCCGAATAGGCGCCGTCAGTTGTCTCAGTGGACTCGACACTTGCCGACTCCGGCCGGACGTCGAGCAGACCCGGCACCGAAGCAAGGTCGCCGTTCAGCGCCGCACACGCCGCCTTCACGGACTCGCGAATCTCGTACACGGCGCGCTCAGCATCGATCGGATTGCCCGGCGTGATGACGACCGCGTGAGCTTCCACGTAGCCGGTTACGTTCGTCGGCTTCGCTCCGGCGCGCATAGCCACGGGGGCAAGATCGTCGTCCGTCGTCGCCCCCAGCCACACGGACTTTCGGCGGGCTGTGTCGCCCGTCTCAGCGAAGGTGCACTGAACGCCGCCGGGCACGGCTGCCTTCAACTTCTCGAATAGCGCAACCTTCGCGCCAAAGATCAATGCCACGCTGCGCCCCTCACATGAAAATGAACGGAAGGCGAGCGCGGTAAAGGTTCAGCTTCGCGTTCACTTCAGGCAGCGACGTCGGGCGCCAGTTGCCCCCGGCCTGCGCAAGTTGAATCGAGCCGAATTCCGACTGAAGCTGAAGCGCCCTATCCGGAATGCGCGACACATGGTCGAGCACGTATTGCCGCGCGAGAGTGCGCACACACCACCGGATCGTTTCCGGCGTGGGATTCTCCGCCGTGTCCCACTTCTGTCCGCAGTAGATTTCGACCGTCTCGACGGCGAAGTCGATACCTTCCGAGAGAAGCTCGTCCGGGAAAAGCGACGCGTCGTCAAGCCCGTCCAGTGCGCGAAGCTCGTCGATTGTTGCGTAGGCCACGCGTGCCCCCTTCCGAAGCGGGGCGCTCCAACCTACTCACGTGAGTAAGCTGGAACGCCCCGCCGCTACATGGCTCAGGCGCCGACCGTCAGAACCTTCGCGCCGCGGGCATCAACCAGAAGGCCGTCGGCGCGCTGAAGGAAGCGGTAGACGATCTGGTCCGTGCTGAACTTCGCGTCGACGGAACGGTCAACGCGGAGGCTCCCGGCGAAGCGAACCCGGTACTTGCTGAGGTCAGCGAACAGGATCTTGTCGGCGGGCATGCCGTCGTCCGACTCGACCGGCTTGCCGTTGAACGTGTCCGGGGCGCCGACCGTAAGCGCCGACTGCCACAGGTACTGACCGTCGGAGCCCTTCAGCTTGCGCATCTGCGCCGCACGCGCATCGTTGACGACGTACTTCGCGTTGGCCCGGTACGCCGACGGCACCTCGTAGAACAGATCGATCAGCGCGTCCGACACCGTGTTGTCCTCCGCCGTGGCGCCGAACGTGGCCGTAGCCGAAGACGCGTCGGTCAGGATGCCGCGAGGCTGGCCCGTGCCGGTACCCGTGATGAAGTGGCGGCCCATGGCGTCACCGATCGCCGGGCCAGCGTCGCCGACCAGGAAGCCGACAAGGTCGAGAACCTGGTCCGTGGCGAACTCGTACGAGACGACAGAGGCGAAGCCGTACTTGAATCCGCCCATGCTGCGCTGAGTCGTCGACGGGTAGGACTCCGGAACCTCAGCCGTCTCGCTGACGATGGACGCCGAAGAGCGACCCGTGACGACCGTGAAGTCGAGCGGGTTCGCGTCAGACGTCGTGAACGTGGTGGCGCCGCCCCGCATGATCGCCGAACGCTCGACAGCCTGTGCGAGAAGCTGACCGTACAGCGTCCGACTCAGGACGTTGGGGTTACCGGCCTTCGTGCCGTTCCGCTTCTCCGGGGCGAACTCGAACGAACGAGCCTCGCCAAGGTTGCCCGCCCGAAGGGTCGCGTCGTCGTCGTGGTCGGCCGAACGCTGGGCGCCGGAGCCGGAACCCTGAAGGCCCGACAGAAGGGACGTGACAGCGTCGGTAGCCTTGATGGCTTCAATGCCGCGCTTGATCCGGCCGTCGAAGTCGGCGACAGCGGTAAGGAGACGATCCTCCTTCTCCCGCGCCTCAGCCGTCATCTCCTTACCGGCGAACTCGTCCGTGAGGAAACGAAGCTCCGCGGTAGCCTTCTCGCGCGCTTCGAAGTTCGCGCTCAGCGTGGTCGCATCCATGTGCGGCCCCCTTACTTGAAAAGCGCGCGGATAAGCTCTCGCGCGTCGGGGTGAGAAGTCGGGGCGGAGTCGCTCGCCGACTGGGAATCGCGCTCTTCGGGCTCAGCCGCCGGGGGCGCAAACTCCCCAATGTGCAGCGCTTCTTCAATGGAGCGAAGCGAAGCCTGAGTAGTGAGGTACGCCGGGTTCGTGACCGGTCCCAGCTCCCGCACATCCATGGCCGTAATCTCGCGGACAGGAAGGCCCGTCTCCGGGTCGTCGTCATCCGCACGCCGCTGTCCGCCGTCAAGCACGCGGAAGGTGAACGAGCTACCGCGAAGGTCGCCGCGCTTCAGAAGCTCCGCGACATCCCGGCCGACCGTCGTGTTAGGAAGGTCGATCTCGTACCAACCGCCCTCGCGGTCCTCACCGACTCGCAGCGTGCCGGACGACGTGCGCCCCAGCAGTGCCGACGAGTCGTGATTGAACGTGGCGTACACGTCGTTCTGTCGCAGCGACGGAGCACCCGCCCCAGGAACAATGCGTTCCCGGAAGCCGCCGAGATCCTGACTCAGTTCGTTGAACCGGTAGGCGTACCCGCGCATAGAAATGCGCCCGTCATCAGACGCGCGCTCTTCAAGTGCTCCGACGGCTACGCGCAGTTCACGCGTTTCCGTCATCTTCAGTTGGCCCTTCGTCATCCGGCTCTTCGTCCGGCTTCTCTTCCGGCTCTTCCGCCGGGTTGGGTGGCTCAATGGCTGGGGGAGTGGACGGGGCTTCTTCCTTCGGCTCTTCGCCGACTTCGCCCAGGTTCAGCGGCACGCGGTAGGACTCGCCTAGGCCGTCGGGCAGGGGCGGCATGTCCTCAGCGGCGCGCACTTCGTCAATGCTGTAAATGCCGTTCTGAAGGCCCAGGCTCCAAAGCTCCATACGTTCCTTCGGGGCGCCGCGCTTGATTTCGTCAAGGTTGAACTTGACGAACTTCATACGGTCGGCCGTCTCGGCGAACAGAAGCCGATTGAAGCCAGCCTCAATTCGTTCGAGCCACGGACGAAGACTGAACATGCTGAACGCAATGTTCTGTTCGGCGAGGCCGGAGCCCCATGACGTGGAATTCGTCGCGTCAGAAATCAAGTGCGGAGGCACGCCGAAAATTCGTGCAATCTCCGGAACCTGAAATTGCCGGGTCTGCAAGAACTGAGCTTCGTCCGGCGACATGGCGACCTTGGAGAACTTCGCCCCTTCGGTCAGCAGCGCCACGCGGTGCGCGTTGTCCACACCCGCATTCGCCACTCGCCACGCCTCACGAGCGCGGGCAAGCCCTTCGTCCGACATGGTGCCGGGCACTTCGACCACAGCGCCGGGCATCGCCCCGTTCGCGAAGAACTTGCTTCCATACTTCTGCGCAGCGAGCGCAAGCCCGATGGACTCACGCGCGTACGTGATCGGCGAGCACCCGACGAACTCACCCGGCAGCATCATTCCGGGGATGTGCAGGACGTCCCGCGGCGTGAACCAGCCAAGAAGAACTTCGTTGCCGTCGTCGTCCACGTCGAACGCTTCGAAGACCTTCCGGCGAAGACCATCCACCATGACCATGTGCACGTGAATCTTCGTCGGGTCGAGCACATCGAGACCGGCGATGTTCGGACCCTGCCACCGCACCGCAAGGAAGGCATTACCTTGCAGCAGCAGCGACAGCACGAGCTGAGACAGGATGTCGATCCGACCCATGCCGCCCGGCTCCGCGTTCGGGTAGTCCAGCCACTCAGGCGACGTGATCTCCCGACGAGCCCCGCCCCGCTTGCTGTACGTCGTCAGCGGCAGCGTGGCAATCGTCTCGCTGAGAAGGCGCACGGACGCAAAGACCGCCGATACCTGAAGCGCTTCGTGCGGCGTGACCCGCTCACCGGAAGCCGCCGTGATGCCCAGCGCGTAAAGCGTCGGGTCGTACGGCTCCCACGCGCGCTCGTCCAGTGCCGGGGACGTCCCCCGCCCGAAGAGTGCAGACCAAAAACCCACGGTGCCCCCTTCGGGAAATGGCTCAGCTCACTCACGTGAGTAGGCTGGAATCAGAAGTCGTTCAGAAGGTCTTCCGTGCCGGGCATACCGGCGTTGAAGACTTGACCGTCGGCGTCTTCCCACGTGGCGACAATCGCCGTGTTCGTGTGGATGCCGTTGTCCTCGCGCCACATCACGGCGCCCCAGACGGCGAGAATCATGGCGATGGCTAGGTCGATCTTCCGGCGCGAAGCCGCGTACTCCTTAGTGACTCGCGCGCCGTTCTTGTCTTCCTTCAGCACCGCATTGCCGACGTGCCGGGCAAGCGCCGGGTTGCCATCGTGGGACAGCCGCCCATCCCGCGCAGCGTCGTACACAGCCTGAGTGGCAGGCACCATGCGCTTGAGTGAGTTGGTCGGGAACGCTTCAACCGGGAAGCCGTCAGCCTCAAGATTGTCGAGCGTTTCTTCCCACCGGTACGGGTCTGCCACGAGATTGCGTACCCGGAACGTGTCCAGCGCTTCATGCAGCGCGTCACGGACGTCAGCCATGGGTACGCGCCAATGCACGTCATCGGCCGGAGCTTCCCAGTGGCCGACCACGAACACGCGAAGGTCTCGAATCCTGCAAGCCACGAGCGCCGTACTGTCGCCCTTCCATGAGCCGTCGAAGCCCAACACGACTTCGTCACCCGGGGACAGCGGGTCGCCGTCCTCAGCGAGCGAATCCCACAACCCGTGCGGCAGCCACGTCGACGCGCCCCGCACGAACTGGCTCAGCCGGTAAATGCGGAAGCTCGCCTCAGTGCTCCGCTGGGCAGCAGCGCGGAAGTCGTCCGGGTTCAGAATCTCGTACGACGGGTTACAGCGCGCCCACACTTCCGGGTCAAGGTGGTCGACCGTCTCACCCAGCTTCGGCCCCCAGGACCGATAGAACAGCGTGGGGTCGTCGGCTTCCCCGGAGTTGACCCGCTCGCCCTGTTCGCACAGCGCGGCAAAGGGACCGTCCGGATCAGGACCGGCCGTCGAGATGATCAGGAACATGGGTTGGTTACGCGCCGCCGAACCCAGCGTTAGCGCGTCGAACAAGTCGCTGTTCTTGCTGAACGCGTACTCGTCGAGCGACACAGCCGCCGGGTTCAAACCCTGTTGCCGACCGGCATCCGCGGACACAACCCGATAGGTGTTGTCCTTGTACCGGATCACGTCGCGCTGCACAGTGCACACGGCCGACAGCTTCGGGCTCGCGTTAACCATTTGCTTCGCCGAGTCGAAGACCATCCGGGCCTGGTTCCTGTCATTCGCAGCGGCGATGATCTGGCGCTGTGAATCTCCCCGGTCGGCAATCAAGTGATAGAGCATGATCGCCGCGGCAAGCGTCGACTTCCCGTTCTTGCGCGCCACACAGACACACACTGTGCGGTGCTTCCGGCGCCACCGGCCGAACGTGTCCTGCGTCAGCTCGTACGCGTCTACGAGAAGCGCGCGCTGCCACGGAAGAAGGCGGAACGGCTGACCGGCAAACGAGCCAGTGAGGTAGCAGAACTCTTCGATCCACTTCGCCACACGGTAACCCTCGGAAGGGAACGGCGCGTCAGCGGGAATGTGCCGGGCAATCACGGGGTCGATGCCTTCGGCGGGCAGACGCTTCGCCACAGGCACCCCCGAGAATTCTACAGAAGTGACTACTCACGTGAGTAGTCACTGTGCTATGATTCCTTACGTAAGGACGCAGCGGAGACAAGGGAGTAAGACAATGGCCGGTCGCAAGAACTACATCGTTGCCACGCCGGACGGCGAAGGGCACATCACGGTTCTGAAGGGTGGCAAGCGGCCTCAGTTCGCCACGTGGGCGCACAAGGACGGCGAGTGGCAGCACGTCGGGTACTCGTACAAGACCGACAAGCTCAGCGCCGAGAAGTCTGCGAAGTCGACGATCGGTTCGCTCGGATGGCGCTACAGCGTGACAAGGGTTCTGCCGACCTTCGTCTGAGCACAGCGGAAGTCAAAGCCCCCGGGGAAACCTGGGGGCTTCCTTCATGCTCAGAAGTCTTCCGGCCCAGCCGCAACCTTCCGCGCCTCAGCCGCCACGAGACCCAGCCTCAGACGAGCTTCCGGCGTGAAGCCGATCGTCGTCTCAATGGCCCGAAGCTCCTTCTCCGTGGACTCGACGAAGCGAAGCATGGGGTGCGCGACCGGCTGACCGTTGTACCCCTCGGACATGTAGCCGTCGGCTTCGATCAGCGCGAGGAGATCGGCGCGTCGGTCGTGAAGCTCGCAGTAACGCAGGATCACGTTCCGGTCGGTCTCGGGGGAGTAGGCGCCCATGCCCGCTGCCCACACGTTCCGCCACACGTCCTTGCCGGTCGCCTTCAGGTGCGTAGGCACACGGGGCGCTCGACCCTCGTAGACGACGGGGGCAGGCTCAGCGGAGGCAGCCGTGTTGGCGTTGCCGGTCCGCAGCTCTGGGGACTTCGCGCGGCTCATTAGCACCCCCTTAACGGGTCGTTAACTGACCCATTCTCGGCGGGGCGAAGGACCGCTTGCCCAGTAGTTCCAAGGGCCGTGCCCGCTGGGGGCCGGGGGTCGGGCGTCGCACCTAGCG